AACTGGATTATCCACCTCTATGCCTTCCAACGTTGCATAGAGGAAAACAAACTCAACTATGGTTTATGGGATTTCTATGACCATATTTCTCTCCATGTTTATGGCGACGATGTTGTCATGACTGTAAGTGAGGACCTTCAACCTTATTTTACACCGGATAAGGTAAATACGTGGCTATCGGAAATTGGTTTTACCATGACTAATGGCGACAAAACGGCCTTGACAAGTGAGTTCAAAGACATCAAGGATGCTCATTTTCTTAAACGTGATTTTCATGTTACAGAGGATGGTGTCTTTGGAAGATTGGACTTATCTGTCATTGAAAACGCTCTCAGATGGACTATGGCTAATAAAGATGAAGAGCAGGAGGTATTGCAGCAAACAATAGATTCCTGTTTGGAAGCGCTTATTGGCTATGGTGAGGAGGTCTACAATCAGTATGTAGACAAAATGCGACGAATTGCACCAAAGTATGTGTATAAAGACTTTTGTTTTTATTATCAGCGATGGTGCTCTAAACAACCTGCTCCCACAACAATGGGGCAGACTGCGGCTAAACAAATTCTGGAAATCAGAAATTCGGCTTCAGAGTACACGTTGTGCTCTGTCGTAATGGACTCTCAGAAATACATTTTCTGCTATGGTAGTAAATGTAATTCTAACTGGAAAACTGTGAATCTCAATTCGTTGAATTCGTTGGTGTTTCCACCCCTAATGCCCAAAAAGCTTGTTTCGGCTATAATACGGTATTTTACCGCTAATATAAACGGCAAGCTTGGGAAAGACTTTGCGTTCACAGACGCGGAGGGCTTAGTGGTGTTGCATTAACCATTTCAACACAACATGTTTGTTTGCACTGTGTGGTTGCTTCTCATTGTGTGTTCTTGTCTGTTGTTTTAATTTATACAATGAACTTTGTCTGTTTGCATCTAATCCAAATCTTGAATCAAATTCTAGTGTGACTCATGATCTGACCACCTTTCTCGATGAATCACGCGCTCGGGTAGAAACTTCTGTGCCTGCCCAAACATCCACAAATTCCAAACACTTTCTCACTGGTTACCTGAGGAAGTAACTTATCTTTCCAACATATTGTCAAAATCAACTCTTGTTTTCACTGGCACCTGGGATGCTACCACTTCTAGAAATGCTGTTCTTTCTACTGTTAGCTTACCAGATGACATCACCATCAATCCACTTCGCATGATTATTGACAATTACACTTTTCTTTCTGGCGACCTAGTCGTTCGAATTCAATTCAACGGCACTCCTTTTCACCAAGGTCGTCTTATCGCATACTGGTCTCCTATTTATGGTGTTGATGCTCGTGTTGTGCGTGCTTCTCAAATGCCCAACATTGAGATTGATGCATCTACGAATCTCACTCAGGAAATCAGAATTCCATTTGCTCATATTTATACATGTTTGAATACATACGATGCTACCAATTTGCGTTCTATGGGGAAGCTACGGTTCTTAGTCGTGAACCAATTGCAATACCCAACTGGTAGTACACCCACTCTTGATTATTTTGTTTATGTACACTTTGAAAATGCTCATGTTTACAATCCTACAGGACATCATACTGGCTTAACTGCACAAGCATCATTT